GGGTGGTGTTCAAGTTACTGGTAGTCCACAAGCGTGGACAAGGGGTAATGCTCAAGGAAATGTGTATAGCACACAAAATTATGGGAACTTCCCAATAACAGTAGCAAGTACAGCAGATGTTGAAATCAGATGGCAAACAACTTCAGCGACAGCAACAAGTACTAATAGATATTTATCATTATTAAAAGTAGGTTAAAATGAATACGAAGAAACATTTATTAGCATATCAAATTAGTGGTCAAACAGTGGGTATTGATATCCAAAGTTGGAATGATGCCGATTTAAATGGTAATCCTGCATTTCAGATTATTTGTAGTGCCACAACAAAACCAAGTGGATACACGGATATCGACTCGATTGAAAATTGGGATGCTTTTGGTTTACAAGTTGCAAATGATTATAGTGTTGTAAAATTTGAAATCAAAGATATTGCTACAATGCTTGAATGGTCTGGTTTAACCAACACCGAAAAGGATTTAGTTATTAAATATTATGCATATCCTGACCCAACAACAGCCGTTATTTATCTTATGACAACCAAGGGGATGTCACAACAACAAGCACAGGGATTTATGTTGCAGTCATGGCACAAACATCATTTGAAAAATATTATAGCATATACACAACGATGGAACTATGCAAAATTTAGTGTGTTACAATTTCTTAGTCGTGCAGATGGTGAAGACCTATTTAATACCGTGAAACCATTGGTTGATTTATATATTGAAGTAGGGATATTAGGTATTGATTATAATGATAGTAATGATGGTATTATTGATTACGTTTATTCACAATATGGATTTACTGGACAAGGACTTGAAGAAAATAATTATACTTTAATGCAAGGAACATGGGCAGATTTTAAACAGGCACTTGATATGGTTCTTGTGTGTGGTATTTATGATAAATATGATGACATATAATGGCAAAACAAGAAACAAATTTTTTGGAAATATTATTTCGTAATTTAATGATTGGAATGACGGTATATGATGATGCTGGAACTGCTTTGGTTATTGACGAATTGAATTACGACCCAATGGTTGGTTGTATTTATATTAAATCGGGTGGAAATTCACATAAAATGAGATTGGATAGAAATTACGATTTTGTTATGGATAGCAATTTCAATAAAATTGTACCGAATAAGGAAAGAATTAAAGGGAAAAGAGAGAGATAAAAGTATTTATTAAAAACAAAAGCAATGAATGAAATTTTTGAGGTGATTTTCGGAGCATATACGTGGATTCAAATATTTGGATTTACATGGTTTTTAGCTATTGGTTACATTATTTATGGACTAAATGAAGCAAGTAATAGAGATAAACTAAGTAAGAACACGCCCAAGAAATGGAAATTGAGGTTTTGGCTTAAAGACAATTGGCGTAGGTATCTTGTGACGTTTCTCTCAACATATGTTATGTTTAGGTTTTATGTAGAATTTATTGGACACGAATTCACATATTTTGAAGCACTCATGATGGGTCTTATTGGAGACGGTATCGGAGCTACTGCCAAAAAGAAGATTAAAAGTGTTCAAGCCAACAGAGAAAAATTAATGGAAGCCGAAAGAATAATTGCAGGTGATGATGCCGATGAAGATATAGGATAATGGATTATAGTACATTTAATATTAACAATTTTTTTATTAAGAAAGACAGTACGCTGCCTTTGTTAAAACTGCCATTGACACAACATACTATGGAGCAATACGATATTACTCCTGACATGCTTGAAAATGTGGCTGTGACATTCTCTATGACAGATGCGGAAACTGGTCTATATCGTATTGCCAATGTTGCGGGGAATCTTGTTGTTAATAATAACAGACCTGAATATCCTGACGAAGTGGAATATACGTTAACTTATAAGTTCAAGTTATCACAAACCAGAAAAGCAGGTAGATTTCTTGGTGAATTTAAACTTGATTTTCTTGGTGAGTATTGTGGTAAAATTACTTTACCAACACAAAATAAAATAAATATACAAATTTCTGATAGTAATACGAAAACTACTGTAGTTTAAAAATAATGAGATGAGTAACGGAAACCCTCAAGATATAACCAATGACTTTATCCTGTATGTCTCTCCTACAGCAAGCACATATTTCCCAATAAGTGGTAATAATTCGCAGGACATAACAAATGAGTTGGCAATATATGTTGCACCTGTTGGAACAACCGTTTATCTTCCGATTTTCAGTGATAACCCACAAGATGTAACTGATGCAACCACTTGGTTTATTGCTCCAAGTGCCGTAACTTATTTTCCAATAACAAGTGATAATGGACAGGATATAACAGATGAATTAACTGTTTATGTTTTAACAACTAATACAACTTATTTCCCTGCTCCAAGCAATAATCCACAAGACTTATCAGACGATAATACCATTTATGTCGTACCAACAATCTAATTTAACTTGATTATTTAATTATATTCATTATCTTTGCTGAATATTGATTTATTATGCAAGAGATTATTTTTGTTGTGCACTGTGAGAGAATCAGAAAGAGACAATGGTATTATCTCAGATTCCCCATTAATGACCAACTGATTCAAAGAGTTAAAAATCTTCCAGAGGAAAGCCGTAAATGGAATGCTGGTATGATATGTTGGGAAGTCAACACAGCATCCTTATTTGCATTAATTAAAAGATATCGAAATTCTAAGAAGATTCATTTTGATTTCGGTAATGAAGACAGTCGTAAGATATTTATTGAACAAATCAAAAAAGTTGAAGTTACTGAAGTCGAGAAGCGCAAATTCATTGCTGAACTTGATATCAAGAAAGAACATTGGGTTAAATATAAGCAAGAACTGGAAGACACTTACGTGGATTATAGTGAGAAAATGCATGCACTCCTGAAGGAAGGTGTTAAACTATATCCACATCAGATTGTCAGTGCAATGTTCATGAATGCCACACGCAGCACTTTAATTTCTCACGAAATGGGACTTGGTAAAACTCTGAGTGCCATTCTTTACGTTGAAATGAATGGTTTCGAAAAAGTATTTGTTATAACACCAAACTCCCTGAAGTTTAATTTTTATTATGAGGTTCAGAAGTTCACCAATAGTACTGCACATATCATAAATTGGAAGAATAATAATTGTGGCATTGAAGAAGCCAAATATATTATTGTTAATTACGATTTTTTCAACCCTAAGAATACCAAAGAGAAGAAATTTATAACTAAATGGAAGAAATTGGGTGTTGATGTGATAGATGTAGTTATTTGTGATGAATCTCAGAAAATCAAAAATACGAAATCTAACACCTATAAGAATTTTAAAAGTACATTTAGGAAGAAACTTTTTAGAAACGAGAAGCTCAGTAAAATCTTTTTATCTGGAACACCAGCACCAAACCGTGCACATGAATTATACACTGTTCTCAATCAAATTTCCATTACAGATTTTCCAACTAAGAAATATTTTCAAGAATACTATTGTGGAATGACTCGTGACGAAGATGGGTGGGGATATCATGTAGATACAATGACACAAAAACTTGAGGAACTCTATTTCAAAATCGCACCATTTACACATAGAAAACGTAAGTTCGAAGTTCTGACTGACCTTCCAGATAAAACCTATCAACGTATCATTCTTGAAATGACTGAACAGGAACAAAAAACTTATGACGAAATCGAAGCAGGTGTTGCTAATGAGTTTGTTGAACATCCTAATAGCAATCCACTGACAATAATGATACGCCTGAGACAGTATTTGGCGATTGTTAAAGTACAACATGTTATTGAATTAATTGAAAACGTATTTCAAACAGGTGAAAAGGTTGTTGTTGTGGACTTTTTTAAGGACAGTCTTTATGAAATACATAAAATACTTGGAGATGTTACAGCACTTCATACTGGTGATGAGAAAGATTTGGAAGTGCGTGCTGATATTGTGAAAAGGTTTCAAGACCCCAATAGTGCATTAAAAGGATTTCTCGGTAGTATTCAAACCTGTAATTATGGACTTACACTTACTGCTGCCAGTAAGTTATTTATTATGACACTCCCTTATTCGGTTGGAGAATATGACCAAGTTAGTGACAGGTTACATAGAATTGGTCAGAAAGCAGCCGTTAATATCTATGTACTGGTATTCCCAGATACTATAGATGATTACGTGTTCAGTGCTATTGAAGGTAAACGTAAGGAAATTGTAAAAGTTATTGATAATGAAGATTATACATCAAATGTGAATGAATCGGTTTTAAGTGAGGTGATTAAAAAAATTAAAGATAAGCATGGCAAAAACTTACCAATGGAGGATTAATCCAGTTCAAGATTTTTTATTTAGGTCAATATTATATGGTACAGATATAAGTAAAAAAGAATTTGAAGCCGATATTTATGTTGGAATTGCTACAATTTTAGAATATTTTACAAAAGATAGTAATGATATTAAATATTTAGATTTTGAAATTAAGAAAAAAAATGATTACTTTCGTGTTGTTGCAAAAAATGCAATAAGTGCACTTTGGTTATCAGGTATCTTTCCCAGAGACATAAAAAATGTGGTAAAGACCAATGAATTGGTTTTTGATAATATTAAATATAAATATAGTATAAAGTCAAAGAAGTTAACATACCGTTTAATAAAAAAATAATATGGATAAACATAAGGTTTTAGGTGAAATCAAAGGATTTCTTGAGGGTTATAACAACGATATTAAGTATTTGGTTAATGTTGAAACCGATAATAGAACGGATATTGCTGAATGTATAATACATGAGCCTAATCAAAAACCAAGGATTGAAAATATCAGGTATACGCCTTTCATGTATATGAAAGATTTAGAAAGACTTGGTAGAACATTATATCCAGATAGAGATGAATCGTATATTGAAAGTAAAAGAATTAAATACGGTATTACTATCACTAAATTAAAAACTGGTAATCAGAAAAGATTAGTCGATGGTTATTGTTATAAATTAAGTGGTCGCAGGTCTTATAACGATATTGTTAACTATGTTAGAGATGGTGGAATCGACCCTTATGAAAAACTTAAAGACGAAAATGATAATTTCGTAAGAGATGAAAAAGGTAAGATGGTTTATAAAAACCGTGACATATTCTATAATCCACGAACCACAGAACAATTCTTTATATCCACTCAATCAAGGCTTTATAAAGGTTATGAGCAATATAAAGATGTTCATCGCTTGACGTTTGACATCGAGACCACTGGTCTTAGGTATCAGATATCCAGAATGTTTGCTATTGGTGTTAGAGATAATAGGGGATTTGAAATTATTTTGGAAGTCGATAAACGTGATGATGACGAATCAGAAATCCGTTTAATTCAGGACTTCTTTAATACTATTGACCATATTAGACCTGCCATTATTCTGGGACATAACTCTGAGATGTTTGACTTCGATTTTATTCTGGGTCGAGCAGGAATTCTTAAAATGGATACCAGAGAAGTTCCAAATGGTCTTAAAAAAGGTGTGAATCT